CAGCGGCGATGCGCGTCAACCGGGAATACATCTGAGATGCAATGTTTGACGAAATAAACGCCCCGATATCGACGGCGAAATGGGTATTGACCGGGGTATTTGCCGGGATTTCAATCTCCATGGAAATAGTTGTCGGAGCAGGGTAAACGTCGTTTCTGTTGGCCTGCGAGTATTCCAGTTCGAAATTGACATACCGTGAGGCAGCTACGTCCGTACGGCTGATGAAATGGAGATGCCACGTCGCAGTCGATCCCTGTTTCCCGTCGTGGGAAAATTCCTGGGGGTCGAAGTCATGAGCGTCACCAACGGCGAACGAATATCCCCGCAGGTTTCCGTTCCAGGAGACAAGGGAGGGGTTCCCTACTCCGGTCGTTTTCGGGGGGGCCATGGGAAAGAAGATGTCCTTCCAGACCGTCAACCCCGAATGCAGCTCAATCGTATGGTCGGAGTCGGTTTGCAAAAAGTTTTTATGCGTCGACCGGACATTAGACAATTTCGAGCCCCGACATTCTGATTGCAACGACGCTTGCGGCATCAGCCCCGGCCTGCACAAATCCTCCGGCTTCAAGGACCTGATCCAGTCCGAAAAACCGCGTTTCCCCTGCGGCCACCACGACATTTTTAAGGACGGTATTCGAAGCTGCGGCCGACCCTGCGGCGGGGACAAAATGCACCGTCACCGTGCGGGCGGAAGTGTCGGTGTTACACAGGAGTAATTCATTGACACGTGCAAGGGTATTTGACGGCACGGTGTAAAAAGTGGTAACCGACGCCCCCACGGTCTGATTGGCAATCATCTGTTTCGGGTTAACAGCCATGGGCCAAAACCTCCAGTTCTCTGATTTTGCGCTTAAGTTCGCTCACCTCGCCGGAAAGGCGGGATTCTCTGCGGCGGGCTTCGTCCAACTGCCTGTCTATTTCGCTTATCCGTGACACAAACTGCCGGTAGACATAGGCCCTTTCCTGTCCTGCATCGAGTTCGGATTGCTGCCCTGATGTCGTTCTGTTGCCAAGAAAGAGGATGCGGGTGACATCATCTAGAGAAAAGTCGGTATTGTCGAGCCGCGTTGATACCTGCTCTTCCCACCGCTCTCTCTGTTTGACTCCGCTCTTTGGCCCTGGCGGTCGGATGTTTCGGGTCATCGTCCGGTCCCCTCGATCTCGTTTTCCATCCCCATGAAAATAAAGTCGGTTTCGATGTCGGAATGGACCACCTGGTACTGACGGGAGCGAAAGACGCCCCCCGAGGGCGTTTTGATATATGGCTTGGTGTTACCGAGAACGCCAAGGGACAGGCTTTTTTCATTCCTCCACTGCCCGTTATCGTCCCTGACACGGTACTGGAACGTCCCCCCGTCACCATATCCGCGCTTGACCCTGAAAAGGAGCCCTTTTTCTTTTTTGGTCTTAAACGCTCCGCTCTCCATTTGGCCTGTGGTGATCTCCATCCGGATCGCCTCGCCGTTGTCAGAGGTCCCGGACTGTTCATAAACAATACCCGTCGACCGGTCCCCGACAAGGGTTTTGTTCCACGCTCTGATGTAGCGGGCGTTTCCTCCCCGGTATCGCTCGTATGACGCCGTTTCGGGGTTGTAATAGCCCCATTCAGCCCACGTACCATCGTCGAGCTTATAGGCCAGGGTGATGTCTTCCGAGGGGAAGGAAATGACGTAGAAGGAGAATCCGCGCTGCTGCTGCGTCCACGCCACGGCATCGGAGACGGTCGCCATGTCGTTCAGCATCCGGTCGAACGGCCCCGATATGATTTGCGGCGCCCTCTCGACCATCTTAACGATTCGCCTGGCTCCGTCCGACTCACTGAGCCAGAAAAGCGTGTTGTCGGCAATCGTCACGGTGTAGGGGGCAAGGCACCCGTATTGCAGATACGCGCCTTGGAGCACCGCCCAAGGCGTTGAACCGTCGTTGTACGAAACCTCAACCGAGTTCGGCCCGAAGCTGTAAACCTCTGCATCCCACCCCGAAACAACGGCGTTGCATCCGTCAGGCAGGCGCTCGTTGTTGAAAACCTCCCATGTGACGTAATCGTTAACCACATCATCCGAATAGTTGGTATCCCCTTCGATCCCCCCGGCAAGTAGACCATTACAGAGCAGATACCCCTTTGAAAAGGTGATGTGTGTCACGTTGTCGGGACTAGTCGCCACAAGCTCAACCGTTTTTGCCGAAGTGTCAACCCGGGCTATTTTCCCTCCGTGGGCGATAAAGACGTGTCCGAAGTCCTCTGTGAAGATGCAAGGGGTGTCCTTGGTGAGGGCATCCCCCGCGTAGAGGGTAAGCGTACCCGTCAACGCCAGTTCGTAGACGCTACCGCCTATGACCTCAATAACCACCCCGCCGAAGGTTTCATACCGGCCCTGGGTAGCGTCGGCCCCAATCGATGCAAAGGCGGACAGGCCTAGCCGCTTGGGGTAGTGCTCATCCTGCCCGACTTGCACCCGGTAGCAGTCGCGCACCGATGCCGCGATGCCGTCGTGGTATTCTGCCGGGTCGATATTTTTATTTGCTAGGCCGAAAATCACTTTAGGCATGGGTCATCCCTGGTGTTGTTATTTATACCGCGCCGATTGCTTTAACACCGGCTGACGGCGTTAGAAGTTACGATAAAGCTCCCGCCAAATCTGGTTAGGGGCGTCCCATTTCAGGCGTATTTTTTTCCAGTCAGCATCCAGCGTTGCGGCAACAGCCCCCACCAATGCAAATTTCCCAGCAAGCACCCCCGCTGCACCATCATCCGAGTCGTGGTTTACCGTTAAAGCCCCATTGATTGCGGTATCACAGGAGAGGGAGATTTCCAAATCATCAGGAAAGGCTGTGTTTAGACTATTGTACACACTAGTCAGTGCATCCAATGGGTGCGCGGCGGTTGCCTTACCAACAATAACCCCATCAATCCCTGCCAAATAAGCCATGTATCGACCCGAGGCAATAAGTCGTGTTGGGCAGTAGGCGGCTGCCTCCCGGCTGATAAACCCATCTGTAAAAGTAGTGCCAGAGAACTGCGGGTTTCTAACCTGCAAGAGTCCACCATAGGAATAGTTCAGGTTGTTATTCAGGAAAGACCGACTAACAGGGGAACCATCCCCGTTAATCATTGGATTGTCCAAAATGACTTGACCGAAACCATCCCACTCAATAAAGGAGTGTGCAACGTTTAGGTCTGTGATGGAGCTCTTAAATGTGCAGTTTGAAGATTTAAAACCGCGGCTGGATGTTCTGTAGTTTGCTGTTGTACCACCTTCTCTAGCCAACCAGATAGCAGGGAAGGGATTTTCAAAGTTTGTTGTATCGACTGTTATGGAAACTCCAGCAGAAACATAAAGACCAGCGGTTCTACTTGTCCCAATGTTGTCTTCATTATTGGCGAAGTTACACCCGTTGAATAACACCCGGTTCGGGGTGAGATCGTTCGTCGCCGTATCAGCGGCAGTGTACCACCGAAGAAGTTCCACAGACCCTCTGCGAAACTCTCTTGCTGGGGATGCAGGGTGTGTAGTTTGGTCTGTGGTTAGAGGCAAAGCTCCTAGGTTGCACCCATCATTGAAGAAGCAGCCGTGCCACTGAGACTCAAGGACAACCCCTTCGAGCCGAACATTAGCATACCCACTATCAACAAAAGTAGAGTCGTACACGTGCAGCCGCTGTACAGTATTCCCCGAGGTTGAAGACCCATAGGCATAAAGGCCATACCCAGGAGCGCCCCGAATTAGTAGATTCCGCAGCGTGGTGTAATCCTCCGAACCACCTGCGCCTATAATCAAGATACCATCACAAGCGGTCCATGCTCGGTCAACTGCGCCCAACACCATTTCCAGGTTGTCAATAACCGTGCGTGTAGACCCAGCATTTAACGTGATTACTGCGGCATTAACCGCAGGTGTGAGTGCATGCCCATTGGCATTCCAATTGATTGCACCTGCAAGTGTCACATTGGCGGTGTGATTGATCGTCTGATTTAGTGGTAATTTATTGGCGATTGCATAGTCAATGGCCGCTTGCAATGGGATGGTGTCATCACCGGCGCCCAAAGCCCCCAGCCACTGCGGTATGACCTGAGATAAGCTAACGCAAACCCATGCAGCGGAGCCATCTCCCCCAGTAGGGACCAGCGTAGCCCAGCCATCATCGACATAGGTGCCCGGCGCAGCACCCGTTTTCAAGTACCGCGCATGGCCTCCGCCCCCATCCCCAATATCATAGTAACCGAGAGGCTGCACCGTAGCCCCCGCTCCGAGCCCAGCGATCGGAAGATCCCGAAGCGCGGCGATGGTTTCCACAGTGGAAACACCCCCGAAATCCAGGGTTTCATATTCGGCGTAATCGATTGTTTCGACGGCAGCCCCGGCAAAATCCTTGATGACGAATTTGTAAATACCGGCCCCGTAAACTTCCGCCCGCCCGTAGATGTCGAGGGTAATGGTGGATCTGCCCGTCGTTGTCGGAAGGGTCTTGTCCCTGTCATCCCAAACGTAGGCGACGTTGCTGGTTCCTGCGGCGTAAACCTCGACTGTCCCCCCCACCAGGGGCAGGTCTGTGGCGTTGGTGCGATAACCGGACAACAGAAAATCAATGATTTGGGCCTTTGCCATCGTTATCTCCCGTCGCCGTAAATGTTCGGCAGTACGTTTTTGCGGTTATCGAACGGTGCGGATGAAACCTTGGGAACCGGCACGGAATGCAAAACCTTCAGTTGCGAAAGCGTTTGCCCTGCCCTGGAAACAACCACCTGCGAAGGCTCCACACTCAAAGCGTTGGCCCAGTCGATGGCGAGGTTGAATTTGAGCGCCGTCTCGTATTCAGGGGGCAAGTTGAGCACGTGCGTCAGGGCGGCATATTGGGACAGGGCCTTTTGCGAGTCGAGATGAAGGGTGTACGCCTTATCGGGGACAGGGTAAAGAGACAGGGACCCCAAAGGGTAGGACGGTTCGTAATAGAGTTCATATGGGATGGCTTCGGTTCCCTTGACTCCCCGGCTGTTCGACCATCCGCGGTCGACGATCTCCGTATTCGTGTAGTCGTTGCCGTCTGAGTCCCGGGTAAACCAATCCAGCACACGAATAGGGCGCGGCGTGTCGAAATCCCCGGACGGTCCGATGGAATAGACCCCCGTTCCGGCAACCAGCGGCAGAGCCTCCCGGGTCACGGTGTAAATCCCGTATCTCCGCGTTGACCACTCGTTAACGAGCGAGTTGAGGATACGCAGCCCTTTGTTGTAGGCCGTTGCGTCAAGTGTCGCATCGGAGCCTAGAAGCAACTCAGACGCATCTTCCATGAGCTCCAATACGGTCATTTTAAGGCGTCCTCAAGGTCGTTAAGCATGTTCTTGCGGGATTTGCGGCGGTCGAGTTCAACACCGAACTGCCGGGCGTAAACTTCGATTTCTTCCTTGTTCATATCGGCCAGGGCTTTTTTCTCTTCCGGCTTTTCCTCGCCGGGGACGAATGCCTGCCGGGCTTCTTCAGGGTGCGGGAACCATCCGTTTTTTGCCATGGTCCACTCTTCCTCAAAACTTTCGGCAATCTTTTCCTGAACCCCTTCCGCGGTGACTTGATACATCGATTTGGGGTGAGCCATTACAGTATCTCCTTGATGTTGCCTCTGTAGATTTTCTTCCCGATGTGGCCGATGTCGGCAGGATACAGCCATATTCCCCCGCCTACGGCCACCCATCGGTCGCAAAACGTGTAATCCTCGCCGTAATACAGACCGTCCTTGAGGACAAAATCAAAGAGCGCGTAGTGTTCGCCGTTGTCCTCGTATCTGAGGTGTGGATACTGGCGGGTCATCTCCGTCAGGCACCGCCTCGAAAGCACGATAAACCCGGCCCCCGTTCTCGTCGCCCCGATCCACCCATTGTCCTCTTTGCCGCTCAGGACGCAGTTGAAGGGCGCGCCTTCCTTTTTCTGACGGTAGGCGATGCCCGCGAAATCGTAGGGGCTGTGCAGCACGGTCACAGCGTCGACCGCATCCCATGCCATGTCGGAATCGAGGAACAACAGATTGTCAAACCCGCTGGCGATAAAACGCGAAACGATGCCGTTTCTGGCCTTGGTGATGATGGAGCAACCCGAATGAATATCAACTTCGACCGTATGCCCCATGGCTTGCAATACCGCCTTGGTTTTGCTCAGGGAGTTGATGAATTCCGGTTCGGCTGATCCATACATCGGAATCCCGATATAGATTTTCATGCGTACCCCTTTTGCAGGCCCCTAAATAAGGGCGGCAGGAAGGAGGGGAGCCTTCTTTTCGGGAGCTACCCTAGCCGCCCTGTGGTGTTTAGGCGTCGATGAGTCCGATGCCGACGAGGGCCGCACGAATCTCAGCCACTTCGAGAATGACGGTTGCGATGTCGGTTCCGACATCGACCGACATGGTCGGCTGAATCACTCCGGTCCCGCCGTAGAGGTGGAGTTTTTCGGTCACGGACGCGACCACTCCGGTTCCATCGGGGTCGCCGTTGCCAAGGATCTGTTTGGACATTTTCATTCTCCTTGAAAAGAAGGGGGTCCTAGGACCCCCGTTGGGTTAACGAGTGACCCTACACGCCAGTTCAGGCCGTATAGTACTAAATCCGTATAGCACGTCAATTCGAGTCGGCACCGTGTCGTTCACGATGTCGCCCTGGCGCCATATCCGCATGCTGATGCCGTCCAGGACTTTCCGCGAACCCCATGCGCCGTACTGGCTCATGTCTTCGAGGTCGGCAGTGACCAGGGCAAAAGCATCGGGGTGGTAAACGAGCGTCTGCCCGTAGGAGGTCGACGCCCCGGCAGCGGCGGCAACACCGCCCATGGTTGCACCGCCCTGGAGAATAACCACGGCATCGGAACCAGGAGCCCCGGAAACGTTCTGGTAGGCTCCGGAGGTGACGATGGTCGGGGAGATGGGGAGGGCGGCAATCGTGGTGCTTGTGGCGGTGGTGTCCTCGGTGCAGACGAACTGCTGGAGGTGGCTGTATGCCTGTTTCGTCTCGGGGTGGACGGCGTAGTATCCGGCGATGGTGAAAATCTCCCCCTTGGCGATGGTGGTGCCGGAGCCGAGGGCCTTGAGCGCGATGGTCGCACCGGTCGGAGCGGCGCCGTCGACGGTAATGGACCCGGTGCGGGTGCCGTTGGTCAGGACGGGGAGCAGGTCGTTCTCCGCCCAGCTCAGACCGGCAGCGCGGCCCATCTCGCCTTCTTTGTACTGGCGGGACAGTTCCTTTATGTCGTTCTGGAGCGCCTGAAGTCCATTGACCAGGCCGGTAGACGTTACCGAATCGATCAGGGCGCGGCGGCGGTTGTCCATCGGCGCGAGATACTGGTTGAGTTTCGCTTTCGCCTGGAGGTAGGGCAGCAGGGTTGCCGGAGTGG